AAAAAAAAATTTCAAAAAATTTTTCAAAAAAAAATTAGAAAATCTTTCAAAAACTTTCATATTTTTTGCTATTTTACTTGCATATATCAGAAATTTTCTATACCTTTGCAGCCGATTAAAGAAGACATATATGAGTAAACTACTAAAATTGAACATTCCAATCTATCGGGAAACCTTGTTTTTGCATATAGGCAGCTCTAAAGAATTAGTTGTAACCTTGAAGAAGTTAGGCGTTCCGAAGTGTAAAGCAAAAGGGGATGTAGATGATGAGTTTGTTTTAGGTAAATTCAATCATTTCGTTGATGAAGGTGTGTTTATGATACATCTACCTAAGATTCCAGTCAGTATTGCTGACTACGGAGTAGTGGTCCACGAGATACAACACTTTGTATTCAAGCTATTGACTTTTCGGGGAATGGCCCATACAGATGAAAGTGACGAAGCCTTCTCGTATTTAATGGAGTTTGTGTTCTGTGAGATAGATTCTTGGTTGAATAGTTGCCGGGATGATAGTAAGTCAAAGCCGTCTAAGAAACGGTAAATGCTTTTTCATTGTTTTTACTTTGGTGGCCACTACTGTCTGTGAAGATGGTAGTGGTTTTTTCTTACTTTTTTCGTTATAGATTTGGATATATCCAAAAAATTATGTAATTTTGCACCAAATTTCATAAATAGCTATGAGCGAAAATACTAAAAATGTAATTATGATACTGCTATTAGCAGTCATCCTAGCCCTCTTATTCACTGGGAAGTGTACGAAGCTTCCCCAAGAATCAGATGAGCCTGAACCAAAAGTATTCTATGATACTATCTCCCTGCATGACACGATAATTAAATGGAAGGTCAAAGTAGATTCAGTTACACATTACGATACTACTTTTGTGTATATCAAAGATTCGGTGGGGGATTCACTCAAAGTGGAACTCCCTATTACTCATAATAGCTTTAGTGATAGTGTCATTACTGATAGTAGTAAGGTTTTCCTGGATATTAGATATAGTGGTTTCCAAGCTAGCCTCGATGAGGTGAATGTGAGAACTCAATATACTCTCAAGCCAGAAACTATTGTGAAGAAGACAGGTTGGGGACCAATGGTTGTCGCCGGCGTTCATTTAGGATATGGTGCTTCGGTTACTCCTACTGGTCAAGTCTATCTAGGCCCAGAGCTGAGCTTAGGTATTACTGTTGGTTTTGGTTATAAATGGAAGTAGTATGGCATTCAAGATAGCAAATTTCAATGTGGGGAGTGTAAAGTGGGAAGTCATCTTTACTCCTAAAGCTATGTTCAAGGGTAAGTATGTAAAGGCTGCCAGGGATATGGTAAATCACAGAGTGATTGTTTCAGAGCGAGCTGAAGATGGTCGGCACCTAAGTGATAAGGAAATACAGGAGATATTTGAAGTGGCTATTGTGCCTTTATTTGTTACACACGAAATAGAAAAATTGAAAAAATGAACTTCTCAGAACTATCTATGCGTGAGCGTGCGCAAATTATTAAGGAGGCAGTAGCTAACGGCTACACAAGGCGAGCTGATATAGAGAATGACTATAATGAGTTTGCTTTAGGTGGTCATAAATTTAGCTTCGGTAGCTGGATAAGACAGAAGCTTGGACTTGAGGAGAAACCTGAAGAGACTCCTAAAATAACATATACTCGTCAGCAAGAGAATGACAGTCCAACAAAAGAAGCCTCAGAAAAACTTGAGGATAAGATGAATAGTAATCTTAGAGGACATAGCCGTCAATATGACCATAAATGGGATATTCCATATATTCAAGATAAAGAAACTAAGATTGTAGGTAATCGTGTTTCTACTAATGCTTTAGACTCTCTGGCAAAATATGCAGAGATAACTGGTGTACCTATTGAAGAAGCTGTTGGGCTTGCATTATATGAGACTCATCTGGGAGGTGCCCCATTTATTAACTATAAAGATGGAGCAACTGAAGCTAACAGAGCATTAGGTAATGCTAGTTTCTTTAGAAATTACGGCTATATACCAGCCTGGGCATTGATTCGTGATAATGAATATATCACAGAGGGGTATGATGAAACAAAAAAGCAGAAAGCTGAAGGGATGTCCCCGCTTGAACATGGCTTGCTTATCTATAAATCTGGTAAATATAATACCGGGTTGGGTCCTGGAGTACATACTGCAAGAGTAAAATCCAAGGCTGCGGCCGTTAAAAAGGATGCAAATTATCAGCAATGGCTTGAAGATAGAAATCAACACTCTACGGGCGGCCCTCTTTATCCATTTAGTTTTAGCAAAAAGGGCATTCCAGAGGTTAGAATGTAAAGTAGAAGTGTAAAAAATGCAAAAAATATAAGAAAAAATGCACTTTTTTCATAAAAAATTTTGTTATATCAAATAATTTTTATACTTTTGCATCGTGATTGATTTTTGACATAGGTAAAAATAGAATTGGTAGCGGACGCGCTAATCGTAACACGAGGTTTTTCATCCTCTCATAAGAACGGATAAAGTGGAATGTAAGTCTAGCCCTCGGCTGAATCGTAAGTCAGGAGTGTTAACCGTGCTCCACAACGGTAATGGGTATTTAGCTCAGTGGTAGAGCAGATGGCTGTTAACCATCAGGTCGGAGGTTCGACACCTTCAATGCCCGCAAGGAATTTACTTCGACGAAAGACAATTGCTAGCGAATCCCTGTGATGGGGCGGGAAGTAAATTCTTTACTAGGGGTTGTAACTCAGTTGGTAGAGTGTTTGCTTTGCAAGCAAAAGGTCTTCGGTTCGAGTCCGAACTTCTCCACAAATTGCGGGGTAGAGCAGTGGTAGCTCGTAAGGTTCATAACCTTGAGGTCGTAGGTTCGATTCCTATCCCCGCTACGGTCAAGTAGCTCAGCTTGGTTAGAGCACTTCTCTGATAAGGAAGGGGTCGCAGGTTCAAATCCTGCCTTTACCACAACAATACAAAATGTCTTTGTCAAGTTATGTCTAAAGCAATAAAGTCCATCAAATTGCTTCATCCAGAGATTATGAATGTCGAGGCTGCTGTAAAGAGAATACAATCTCTACTCCAGGAAATCGAGAAATTCAAAGATGAAAAAGCAGAACTCTGTATGAAAGAGCAGTATTATGAAGACCAAATCAAGGCTAATATGAAAGAGCTAAAAAGCTATGAAGGTCTTTATGAGATTGAGTATGAAGAGCCTGAACAAAAACAACAAGTTGCTTCAAACCCTAGGGAGTGCCCGATGGTTGTTGAGTCAAATGGAACTGTCCATATTTAGTTAAACCAGTTAAATAAAAACTACTATGCCAAGAATGAGTGCCCAAGAGCTTGCATGGCAAGCCGATAGTGATGCCAGAACAATGGCAACCTATCAAGAGATTATAAGTGACAAAGCTCGTATGAATCGTGCTGTTAAAGCAGCTAAACAGGAAGCCGCTAATCTAAACAAGCGTGCGTCAGCAATGACAAGAGCTGCATCTGTAAAGAAACGCTAATCTCATCGTAGTGGCCTAAGTAATTCAATGGTAGAATGCTGTCTAGAGTGACGGCGAGTTGTTGGTTCGAGTCCAGCCTTAGGTTCCAAAGGAGTAAACAATATGCAGAATCCAAGTTATAATGATGTTCCTGTTCATTACTGCAAACATTGTTTGTCATTACGAATAATGAATATGGAGGGTGTGGGAGGTGACGCTTGCTATTGTGACCAATGTGGTAGCACAGATATAGAGACAGCGCACATCACAGCCTGGGAGCTTATGTATGAAGCTCGATACAACAAAAAATTCTTAAAATCATAAAGTTTATGGCTAAAGAGAAGACAAAACCAATGCCCGCAGGTAAACTTACCTACGAAGAGCTGCAAAACGCAGCTAATGCTTTACACAGTAAGAACCAGTACCTTGAGAATCAGAATCAACAACTGATTATGAAGGTAAAAGAGTTGTCCGATTTCACGGCATTTAAGAGATTGGATTACTTGTTCAAGGTTCTTGAGTTTGCAGACCGCTTCCCATCTGATTTCGTTATCAGTTGTTCGGAAGAGTTGCAAACGGCTTTGACTATTCAACCCGCAGAAGAGGAGAAGAAGGAGGACTAAACTATGAAGCCGAGTAGTGTAGCAAGAATACCTACTACTCTTCAAGAGTTCTTTCAGGGCTATCTAATGTTTCTACGACCTTATCACGGATTGACTCCTAAGCAGATTACCGTAGCCGCAGCGTTCTTAAAAGCTCGTTACGAGTTGAGTAAGGTAATCACTGACGAGAAAATCCTTGATGAGGTAGTAGCAAACAAAAACACCAAGAAGAAAATTCGTGAGGAATGCAACATTCCAGTAGCTCATTTCCAAGTATTGATTGGGGACTTGAGGAAACACAAATTCTTCGTCGATGGTAAGATTAACCCCAGATACATTCCAAATCTGGACCCTGTTGACCCAAAAAGTTTTTCGTTAATGTTGTTATTTGTATTCAATGAACCCAGTACAGCAAGAACGGTATAAAGCTATTATTGAGCAGGTGGCTAAGAAATATGATTTACCCTACAGTGTAGTCAACGGTGCCTATCGGGGCTTTTGGTTATTTGTGAGAAATTATGTTTCTAATGTCCACCTGAAGCAGGACGGCCTTTCAAAGGAAGAGTTTAGTAAGTTAAAGCCAAATGTGAACTTACCATCGTTAGGTAAGTTAGCCGTAACCTATGATAGGTATATCGGCATGAAATTGCGTTATAAATACATTCAAAAATTACGAAACAATGATAAATGTAAAAGCGATTAAGCCAATGTTTACGGCCCTCGTTACTACTATGGAACGCTACGGTGCCGATGAACTTCAAGGTTCTATTATTGACCCCTCAAAAATGAGTGGTGCTCTTAAAGAGTATCAAAAGGTAGTTGCTATTGGTAGCTCTGTAAGAGATATTGCTGTAGGTGATTTGGTAAAAATCAACCCAATTAAGTACGCTGTTTACAAGGATAAGCGTAAGAACTCGGTTGTAAACAACCTTGAGGAGTATCACAATGAGATTGTCGGCTACGACTTCCCTCAGATTGAACTTGACAGTGTTGCCCATCTGCTGTTGCAAGACAGAGATATTGAGTTTGTGGTAACTGACTATGAGGATGTAAAGCCTCAGTCTAACATAATTCATACTGAACGAAAAATTGTGCTGCCATGATTAAGCTGAATATTGAAATATCGGTTGATGATGAGTATTGCCAAACTCATCATATCAATGCACTTCTTCGTAAGTTCATTGTGTTTGTAGAGTCTTTGAATGTGCAAGCAAGAAAGGATATTCCCAAGTATCTTACAGAGTGCTCTGTAATAGGAATCAAGAATATGACCGTAAAGGAAATTCCGAACGCCCCTATTGAACTAGATTTACCAGAGAAAAAGTAACCATTAAGGCCTGGTCGTTAGGCCAGGCATTTTTTTTATTATGAACGCAGTATTATCTATGTTTGTTGAAGCTTTAGAAGCTGCACAAATGAAACGATTCATTCCTTACATTTCTATTGAACCGATGCTAAAGCCGGCTTATAAGAGTGTTGTAATCAAAATCATTCAGGTAGAAGGAACTGAAAAAACTGTCTATGTGTGTGCCGACGAAACTCATCTTATCACTACCGAGGAACAGAAGGCCGCAGCTATTGAAAGTGTAACCAAAGCCCTTATGGTTAAGGTGCTCAAAAGATGTTGCTAATATGAAACTGTTTAGATATGAAGGTTATCAGCTAAGTATCTCAGAGGAAGCTATACTTCTTCAGCCTTTCAAGACCATTTGGAAGAGAGATAAAAACCGGGATAAAACTACTGCTCAGCAGGAACTAGGTTACATATACTTTATGTGTGACCCTCGCAGCGACTATATGATGTATCTTGATGAGACAGAGCGAGACAAACAAGTCCGTAAAGGTGAAGGTATGAAAGAAGACTGGAAGCCAGATGCAGCCGTTAAAGCAGCAATGGCATTCTATGAAAACTTCAAATCAGACGCTGCCCGCCTACTTGAGAAGACCAGAAAGAATGTTGCAAAGATTGAGAGTATTCTTGATACGATTGATGTGAATGAAATGGATGACCCTCTGGTAGCTCTCGATAAGCTTGTTAACATTACCGCTAAATTGCCAAAGCTGGCTCTTGATATAAACGAGGCCGAACGAAAGATGACAGCCGAGATTCTCCAGGAGGATAAGATTCGTGGTAATCAAGAGAAGAGTATGTTTGAAGATGAGTAATGTTCTAATCCCAACAAATGAGTTTCAAACTCCTATAACACAGGAACTACTTGATAAGTATCCTGAGGAGATTCAAGAATGGTTCTACGATGCACTTAACAATATTGAGTTCATCAAGAACCTTATTTCTCCTAATCGTCGCCGAGCTAAGGATATGCCCCGCGATGAAGAAGGCCGAATAATTGTTGACCTTGAAAACCCTCATATTGTTGAAAATATAGATTATTTTAGGCAAGCAGCTATACACTTTGAGAAGTTTGGCTGCTATACCTCTTTGAAGCCAAATAGTAATCCACAATCGGAGTACAGAAAGTTCTGGGCTGAAGAGCTTCGTCGGTGCCGTGAAGGTATGGTTCGAGAATCTGATGGAGAATGGGTTACTGGCTTCTGCTATTTCTTCCTTAACTATGTACCAATGATGGTAAATGAGGTAAGGAAAGATACAGGCAATGATGAAGAAATAGCTGTTGCCGACCGTATTGAGGGCTTCCCCAACTTCTATGAAGGTATCTACTGGCGATTCCATTATCTATATAAAGCAAAGGCTACCGGTAAGCACGCTATCGAGTTAGCAAAGCGTGGTTGTGGTAAATCATACGGACTTGCCTCAATTATGGTTCATAACCTTGTTATGGGCGAGTCCCAGAAATCTCACAAGCGTATTACTACTTCGTTAGTGGCCTACCAAAAGGAGTATTTGAAGGACGATAAGGATGGTACCTTGAGTAAGTTTATTCCTACACTTGACTTTGTGAGAACTAATACTCAATTCCCACGGTTGCTTTCAAAGCAATCACCTAACGATATGTCGTGGGTTATGGGCTACAAAGATACAAGTGGAGTTACTAAAGGCAGTCGTAACACTGTGTTAGGTGTTTCAGCAAAAGATGACCCAGATAAATGTCGTGGTAAGCGTGGTTGGATTCTCATAGAAGAAATGGGTACCTTCAAAGGTTTGCTCGAACTATATGATACTACTCGCCGAAGCGTTGAAGATGGTCGTTATGCGTTTGCTTGTATATATCTTGTAGGTACTGCCAACCAAAAAGAGAGTAGCTTTGAATCTGCAAAGACTCTTCTTTACAAAACAAAAGGTTATCGTATCTATACTATCCGCAATGTTTACGATAAGCCAAAGCAAGGTAAACCTACCTTTGGTTTCTTCTTCCCAGCTTATGTTAATCGTCTTGGTTGCTTTAACAAAGATGGTGTATCTGATGTAGTAAAAGCTCTGTTTGAAATCTTCGAGGCCCGATATAATGCTAAATATGGTACCGACCCAAAATCAGTATTGCGTATTATAGCTGAGGACCCTATCACTCCTGCTGAAGCTATTATTCAGGTTAAGAATGCTTACTTCCCAATCTCGCAATTGAACGAAAGAATAGTTCAGCTTGATACTGATACACAAGCTTTCGATGATGTATATGTAGGAGACTTAGTGATGAATAGTAAAGGCTCTGTAGAGTTTAGACCTACTAATGATGAACCTATCAGAAAGTGGGGTGTAGAAAATACTACTCCCGGAGCCATTGAGATATTTGAGTTACCTGAGAAAGACAACAATGGGGATGCCTATTCGGGTCGCTATGTTATCGGGCACGACCCTGTTGATAACGACCAAGCCGAATCGTCTTCATTAAGTTCTACCTTTGTATTTGACTTGCTTACTGATAGAATCGTTGCAGAGTTTACAGGTCGTAAACCTTATGCAGATGATAACTATGAGATAGTAAGAAAGATGTGTTTGTTCTACAATGCTCAGTGTTTATATGAATCAAACAAGAAAGGTATCTATGCTTACTTCAGCCGAATGAAATGTACTCACCTGTTAGCTGATACTCCAGAATATCTACGAGACAAGCAATTAGTGAAGTATAGTAACTTCGGCTCAAATGCTAAAGGTGTTAATGCGTCGGCGGCCATCAACGACTATGCTAATAACCTTATTCGTGAATGGCTCTTGAAACCTCAGACTGTTCTACAGCGGGATGAAGAAGGAGTTATGCAAGAAGTTAGTATGCCTGGACTATATTTTATTAGGAACCGAGCATTGCTTGATGAGCTTGTAAACTTCAGACCTGAGATAAATGTGGACCGTATTCGTGCATTAGGTATGGTAATGCTTTATCGAGAAGAAAAAGTAATACTTTATCAAGGTGATATGTCACATTCTCTCGATAGTGATTTAGGTGATGAGTTAGCGTCGGACCCATTCTTTGAGAATAACTACCAAGTAAGAATGTAAATTTAGCAAAAATCAATAGGTTTTATAACAGAAATCTTTATTTACTTGCAGATTTGAATAAAAAATTGTAATTTTGCGCCAAAATTTGAAGCTATGAATAATGTTTTACGATTTCCAATGCAGAACAAGCCATTTAAGCAGAAGGGGCTGAAGTGGCGTAAAGCCTGTGTTGATTGGGGTGAGTCTCGTTCTTACTTCAACTATTCTCCAGTTCGCAAAAGTGTTACTACCAAAAAGATAAATCAGGATTTGGTTAACGGTATTATCCACATGCCAGACCTTCAGCTGGCTATTAACCCTTCAAACATCAAGGCCAACTATATTCCTGACAATATCCAGCACTATCCTATTATCAATAGTAAGCTGAATGTGCTTCGCGGAGAGGAATCTAAGCGAGTCTTTGATTGGAAAGTAGTTATTACTAATCCTACCTCTATCTCAGAGATAGAAAACAATAAGAAGGCAGAAGCTACACAGCGATTACAGCAAATAGTCGCTTCGGGCTGCCAATCAGAAGAGGAGTATAATCAAGAGCTTGAAAAGCTTGACTACTTCTTCCGTTATGAATGGCAGGATATGAGAGAAACCAGAGCCAACGCTCTTCTTCATCATTACTCAAAGGAGTATAACTTTCCATTCATTTTCAACAATGGCTTTATGGATGCCCTTACTTTCGGTGAGGAAGTCTATCAAGTTGATATTATCGGCGGGGAGCCAACTCTTGAAAAGCTCAATCCTATCAATATGCGAGTGTTCCGTAGCGGATACTCAAATAACATTGAGGACGCTGATATTATTGTGCTCGAAGACTTTATGTCTCCTGGGCAAGTAATTGACCGCTACTATGATGCTTTAACTCCTAAGGATATTAAGTATCTTGAAGAGCTTCCTGATAGTATTGATAAAGGTTCTATTGATGATGCCGACAACTACGACGAGCGTGCTGGCTTCGTTAATCGTAATATGGTTTCAGATGACTTCACAGGTGAAGACTTCTATAGTGACCTCTTTGGTGATATTGACGGCTCCGACTCCTTGATGCCTTACGATTTGTTTGGTAATGTTCGTGTTATCCGAGTATATTGGAAGTCCCGTCGTAAGATTAAGAAGGTAAAATCGTATGACCCTGAAACTGGGGAAACTCAATATACTTTCTATCCTGAAGATTATGTATTGAATACCTCCTTCGGCGAAGAGGAAGAAACCTTCTGGATTAACGAAGCTTGGGAAGGTACCAAGATTGGTAAAGAGATTTATGTAAATATGCGCCCGCGCGTATTACAATTTAATAGATTGTGCAATCCTTCCCGCTGCCACTTTGGTATTATCGGTTCCATCTATAATCAGAACCAAGAGAAACCTTATTCTCTTGTAGATATGATGAAGCCATACTCCTACTACTACGATGCAGTACATGATAGACTGAATAAACTCCTTGAAAAGAACTGGGGTAAAATCATTACTCTTGATTTAGCTAAGGTACCTAAAGGCTGGGATATTGATAAATGGATGTACTATGCTAAGACTAATAGTTTGGCTGTAGTTAATTCATTCAATGAAGGTCAGAAAGGTGCTGCTACCGGTAAACTTGCTGGTGGCCTAAACAATGCTTCTTCAGGTGTAATTGACGCTGAGCTTGGTAACTCTATTCAGTCTAACATTACTCTGCTTGAGTATATCAAGGGTGAGATGGGCGAAGTTGCTGGCATCTCAAAACAGCGTGAGGGCCAGGTATCAAACCGTGAAACTGTCGGGGGTGTTGAAAGAGCCACACTTCAGTCTTCCCATATTACTGAATATCTCTTTGTTCAACACGATGATGTTAAGCGTCGTGCTATGGAAGCATTCCTTGAAGTCTGCAAAATTGCTCTCAAGGGCCGTAACAAGAAATTCCCATATATTCTTAGCGATGGCCAACAGGTTGTTATGGAGATTGACGGTGATGAGTTTGCCGAATCTGACTACGGATTGGTAGTCGATAACAGCAATGATTTGCAAGAGTTGAAGCAGAAACTTGATGGTATGGCTCAGGCGGCTATTCAAAATCAATATAGTCTGTCTGTTATTATGAAGCTGTTTACTCAGACCTCTCTTATTGAGAAGATTCGTACTCTCGAATATGAAGAGAAACGCCGTGAACAGCAAGCTCAAGAGCAACAGCAGCAGCAGCTTCAAGTACAGCAACAGCAAATACAGCAGACTGCTGAAACTGCTAAGGCTGCTCAAGACCTTGAGTATAAGATGCACCAAGAGGATAATGAAACCAAAGTCCTTGTGGCTGAGATTAACTCAAAGGCGGAGGCGGACCGTTACGCTATGATGCAAGATGATGATGGTATTACTCCTATGGGCGAAGCTGATAGAGCTAAACTTGAAGAGCAGGTTCGTCAGTTTGATTCAAAGATGAAACTTGAGCGCGAACGCCTTGCTTTTGAGAGAAACAAAGCTGCAAAAGACCAAGCTCTTAAAAGCCGTCAGATAAGTAAAACCTCTAAAACCGGCAAGTAATTATGACAGTATATGAAAGATTATTGGCAAATCCTTGTCCGCCCGAGAATGGTAGCGTATTGTGGATTAACACTTCAAAGAAGCCGTTAACCCTCAATATGCGTACTCCATCTGGTTGGCAAGTTCTCGGTGCTTTCTATGATGCTGAAACTCTTACCGAGATTTTACGACGGATAGGTACATTTACCGACCCAAATGCTACAATAGCAAAAGACTTAGAGAAGATTCTTGCTATAGTAGAATCAGAGGCTACTGAGGAAGAGGTTAGAGCAATGTTCTCAGACCTCCCCTAAAAGAAGAAGAAGACATGGAGGAGCAAATTATTGTAACACTTACTACCTGGGCACCCAGGGTATATAATCTTCCCCGAGTTATTGAGAGTATTCTTGCCAACACAATTGTGCCTGACAAGATTATTCTTAATATCTCAAGAGAAGAGTTTCCAGATGGATTTCCAAATATCCTTCCCGACACTGTTGAGATTAACTTTGTTTCTAAGAATACTAAGGCCTGGAAAAAGATTATTCCTACCTTGAAAAGGTTCCCAAAGGATTGCATCATCTGTATTGATGATGATATGATTTATCCAAAGAACTTTATAGAAACTCTTGTTAAAGCTCACCTGAGACATCCAAACAACCCAATCAGTTTAGTAGATGTTGTTAGATTCGGGGTGCACCAACATTGTGGTTATGGCACTCTAGATAAAGCAGAATACTATGGAGAAATGCTCAATCAACGAATCCCAGAAGAATATCGTTCAACCGATACTTGGTTTAACTACTGGGCTCAAAAGTCCGGCCATCCTGTCATCTGGTGTGGTGAGGAACTTACAACGACTTCCTATAATGATGTAGAACCACTCTCTGTTGCTCACAAAAGAGATAAACAGAATATGTGGGATTATTGTGTTAACACTTTCGGGCCTATTCGTAGTAGTGTCACTAATATCTATTATACGGTACCTTTTGATACAGCCAAGAATATAGGTAAATACTATAACGACTTTGCTAAAGTAGTTCCCGACGATGCTTATATTTGTTTTATTGACGCTGACACTATCTTTACTACTCCTGATTACGGACAGCTTATAGCTGAAGTAGTCAGTAAGTATCCACAAGTTGATGCCTTCACTTGCTATACTAATCGAATAGGTCGTTCCTGGCAAATAGCACCTAGTTCTGATTGGGAGAATGATGATATGAAGTATCATAGAGAATTCGGTAAAAAACTCAAAGACCAATATGGAACACAATGCCTTGATGTTACCTATAATAAATGTATGAGTGGGCATTTTATGCTTATCAAGAAATCTACTTGGAAAGCTATGGGAGGCTGCTCCGAATTTGGTATGCTTGGCATTGATAACGAAATACATAAGAAGATTCGTCGTGTAGGCGGAACTATCTATTTAATGCAAGGCCTTTATGTGTACCATTGGTACCGTGGTGGAGATAAAACTGATAAAGCACATTTGCTGTAATGGATATACTTTATATACTTGGCTCAAATAGTTGTAGCAACAATGATGAGATTAGACTCTCACTACGAAGCATTGAAGCTAACTGCTCTGGCATAGACAGAGTATTTGTTTGCGGTACCAATCCTGGCTTTCTAAGTAAGAATGTTGTGTTCATTCCCTGTATAGACCCATTCTATCGTAAGCATAAGAACATTACTTATAAGATTGATTACGCCATTAAGCATAGCAATATAGGTATGAAGTTTCTCATAATGAGCGATGACCAGTTCTATCTCAGGAAAGTTGATTTCAATAATTATCCTTTATTCCAAAAGGGAGAGCTTGATACTTCATCAGATGGAAGTGCTTACCATCAAAGCTTGTACGAGGCCCGCCAGATACTCGAAAGCTTCGGGCTATCTACACTGAAAACTAATCTCCATTGTGCTAAACCTGTATCACGAGATGCTTGGGATGCTATTTACGAGATGAGAGCTAAAGCTAATAATCTTGAATGCGGTGCCGAGATAAACTGTCTTCTTGGTAACTACTATATATTAAAAGGAGTACAGCCGGTTGAGTGTCTTGATACAAAACTCAAGAAGTATGAGGGTACCCCAGAGCCTACTGAAACTGGCTGTGTCAGCTGTAGTAATACAGCGTTTTTAGGTGGTCTTAGAGATTACCTTTTCAAATTGTTTCCTAACAAATCCAAATACGAATTATAATTATGAAGTGTATTATTTACTCGGCCACTTGGTGTGGCCCGTGCCGTATGTTGCACAAAACTGTAGATGCCATCAAAGCTGAACATCCTGAGTGGTATATCCAATTTCACGATATTGAAGAGTATGCTGAGGAGGTTGAACAATATCAAGTACAGAATCTCCCCACTATTATCTTCTTTGATATGGAAGAGATTATTCATCGAACTTGTGGTAATTTCCCAAAGGCTACTCTTGAGGAAATGTTTCACCAATATCTTGATGTAAAAACAGCAGAAAAATAACAAAAAGAGTAAGTTTATAATAATAATTTTCATTATAGACTTGTATATTTGCGTAAAAATTTGTAATTTTGCCGAAAATTTTAGAAGATATGCAACAAGGCCCTTCATCAAATACTATGTTGGTACTGACTTCCCACGGTAATTTATACTATGGGAATTTAGTATCACTGGCTGGCAGAGCTACCTTTGTTAATGCCTATCGTATCTATAGTTCAAGTCCTGAAGACTTTTATACTAAAGTGGTACTTAGACAATATAAAGGTGGAAAAATCTCACGCCCAATTGAGAATCTTGTTGTTTCTAATATTGTTCGCTCCTGTTACATTACTATCAATGTTGATAAACTTCCTGAGGTACAATACAACCCAATGGCTGATTTAGGTTTTGAAGGTACAAACTTTGATACTCTTGATATAGCTAGCTATAATAATCTCGAAGTTATCAGTATTAACAAAAAGGCTTTCGCTTTAGAACAAACCCACAGTAATGTTAATAAAGGATTTCTCATCAATCCAAATCTCTCGGCTTCTGAATGTTATTCAATTACCTTTGGCAAATCAACGGCCTTTGGTAAAACACTCAAGCAAGCATACGAATCTGTTAAGGAACTAATCCTTAACACACCTATATCCGGAGTTGAAAACATTGACTACGCTTCAGCGGTTGTCAGAAAGTATCCGAATGTAGATGCCACAATACCTGTATTAGAACTGGTGGAATTGCACCATCTTATTACAGATAGTTGCTCTGATGGCATAAGAGAATTTTGTGCCAAAAATAACATCAATCTGCATGGTACTGCTACTATGAGATTATTCCTAACTACGGTTAAGAATGCCGAGAAACCTGAGTTAATTCAAAGCATTGCTCAAAAATATGGTATAACAATTTAATTGTAGTAGGTATGAAAAATCTTAAAGTTCTCTGGGAGAATATCCCAACTAGCTGGAAAGTAACACTTTTCGTTTGCCTGGGAGTAACCCTGGGTTTGTTAATTACTGGATTCTTGCTTCCACCGATGGGTACTATTGACCCAAGTGTATTTAAGGCCTGTGGAATTATTGCAATTTATCCAACTCTGTTTACTGTTTTTATTTGTGCTCTTATGGGTATGGATATTAGCTACGACATCAAGGAAGGTAAAGTAAAAATCAATCACGAAGGTGCTGAAGTGTCAGAAGTTGAAATCCCAGAAGCTGGAGAATAAATCGAATAAACTCTAAAACTATACAACTATGTGTGACTGCTCAATTAAATTTAGAATAACCGATGCCGGTTACCTTGAAGTCTCCTACGACAAGGAATGTACTTGGGAGCAGATAGGTAAGGTTAAAGGTGATGCCAGCACGCAAGCTGGCCCACAAGGTCCTCAAGGTCCAGTTGGACCAAGAGGTGCTGCTGGTACTAATGGTACCAATGGTGTAACCCCTTATATTAGTCAATCAACAGGTAACTGGGTTGTTAATGGTGTTGATACTGGTATTAAAGCTGCTGGTAGCAATGGTACTATCTCAGTAGAAGCTTCTCAGGATATTGCTACGGTAGGTACTCCTAATGTAACTACTCGTACAGTAAATAATGAGCTGATTATTCAGTTCCATCAACTAAAAGGTGCTCCTGGGGTTGCCCCAACTATTACTGCTACCCGTGATGGTAATCAAGTCTTCTTTAAGGTAGATGGAGTTACTGTAGCAACACTTAATGATGGTGTTGTTTATACGGCCGGTACTTATATGAATATAGGTTCCGGTAATGTCTTGAATTGTACTATTGTTCAAGCTACATCTTCAGCATTAGGTTTGGTAAAACTAGGTAGTGATACTGTTCAAACAGAGGCAGCTCAAACTCCATCTGCAACTTCTGGTCGTACTTATCCAGTGCAGGTTGATTCAGATGGTAAAGCTGTTGTGAATGTTCCTTGGCAAGAAGGAGCAGGCCAAACCTATACTGCTGGGGATAATATTGATATTGACGAAAACAATGTCATTAAAGCTAAACTTCCAAAAGAGGAGCACAAGCTAATCTATTATCAGTCCTCTATAAATAATATATATGCAGGACTTCTAGCTGAGCAACTTATGTACGAGGAAGGTATAGTAGTTGATAATCCTACAGACCTAAGTAGATGCAAAAATAGTAATGACTTTACTATACACGAAATTGGTACTACCTGGGCAACTGAGTTGATGTCTAATAATAAATATTTACAATGGACATCTGAAGGCGGTTATAGTCAAGAAATTGACGCATCTTCACTTCTTCCTGGAGGAATTTTGAATACAACAAACGGATTTTGGTATTATAATCAAGGAAATTATACTATAGATGCTAAATTTAATGATAACTACTTTAGTAGATTAGCTTGTTTATATAATCCAAATACCCCAAGTAATGTATTCCATGATGCTTTATATGGATACTTTGATAGTAGTATCGAAAACGATAGTGTTGGATGCGGCTTTATAGGGTTCGGAACAACACTTATCACCGATGACGATGGGTCATGGTATCCAACTGTTGTTTTAGCATTTAACGGTAGCCCACAATTAAAGTATAATTTTAATGCTGCAACATTAAACTTCAGTATTTACAAAAAGAAATCAGAAGCTGGAGTAGATAATCGTGAAAAATACATGATGAGAACTTCTAATCCTAGAGAAGGAATTAAATCTGCTCCTGGATTTGATATTATAGGCGTTAATACTGCAACTTTAGTTAGTGGAACATCTGTTGAAACTGGAAAATGTGTTGTTAGAAACACTAGCCTATTAACTAATCCATTTACTTCCTTATCATATTATGGTCCATCATATATTAGAATTAGAACAGAAAAGGTTGGAAATGTTATAACATGGAAATTATCCCAAGTATTAGTAGGTTCTATTACTGATGTTGAAGCCCAAACTCCTGCTCTAATATCTAGAACTAAAATTCAGTTTGATATGGACAACTATAAAGTTAGATATATAACTAATGAGTTGAGTAATTGGGCTGAATTTGATTGTAGTGCTTTCTCTACCTATATTGATGTGTTAAAAAATGATGCTCACTTTATGTTTAAGCAATCATCAACTCCTTCTGGAAGAATCTACAATATCAATACTATGGGTACTAAACTAATTCTAGATATAGATACCGATATTGTATGGCAGCGTACTAATAATGTTTGGGCAGCTTTAGCTAATACAGCACCGTTAGATTTATTTAGAGGTTCCCATATTAACTTTAACGATGTTACTAAGAAGCTTTGGTATTCTAACGGTGCTCGTATCTATCAGATTGGTGGAGAGTTTGAAGATGAGTAAAAATATAAGTAAATTCCTAATAGAAATATAAGGAATTTACTTATGTTCTTGCATAATTGGCTAAAATGTTGTAATTTTGCACAAAATTTTAAGAGGAGACATAAATTATGTTTAATGAAAATGAACTTTTCAACAGTGAAGAGGAAATAGAAAGCCTGTTTGCCCCTGCTGAAGAAACTGAAACTCAGGAACCTGGCAATCCGCCTGAAGAAAAGAAAGAGCCAGCAAAAAAAGAACCCAAAGACACTACCGAGGAACCTCCCCAAGAAGAGCTCGACCCAGAGAATCTTTTTGATGAGAATCCAGAGAGCGTAGGTAGCGAAGAAAATGAGAATCAAGAGGACGCCAATCCTTCTAAAAAGAGTGCTCCTTATGTCTTCTCTTCTTTAGCCAAAGCTCTGAAAGAAGATGGTGTTCTACTTGACCTCTCTGATGAAGATGTTGACGGAGTTAAAACCCCTGAAGACTTCTCTGCTTTGATTACAAAGCAAGTTGAAGCAAGATTGGATGAGAAACAACGCCGCATCGACGCAGCCCTCAACAACGGCATTGCACCTGATACTGTTAGGTATTATGAAAATACTATCCAGCAGTTAAATCTTATTACTGAAGACCAGGTGAAGGCCGATGATGAGAAAGGTGAGAATCTTAGAAAGCAGATTATCTATCGTGACTATCTGAATAAAGGTTTCTCAAAAGAGCGTGCTGAACGAGAAGTAGGTCGTGCTATTACCAATGGTACCGATGTTGAAGATGCTGAAGAAGCTTTGAAGAGTATCAAAGAGGAAATTCAAAACCAATATAAGAAGGCCCTCGAAGATGCTGACAAAGCTGAAAAAGAAGCAGAACAAAATCGTATCAAGAAAGCCGAAGCTCTGAAGAAGAGTATTCTTGAAGACAAGAACTTATTCGGTGAGGTAGAGTTAGACAAAGCTACTCGTCAAAAGGTTTTAGATAACATCGTAAAACCTATATATAGAGATAAGGAGTCAGGTGAGACATACAGTGCTTTACAGAAGTTTGAGCTTGACAATCCTGATGAGTTTATGAAGAAGGTAGGTATAGTGTTTACACTAACCGACGGCTTTAAGAACTTTGAGGGCCTTATCAAAACAGAGGTAAAGAAAGGTGTCAAAAAGGGAATGAAGGAATTGGAACATACCCTCAATAACACTCAAAGAAATGGAGACGGCTCTCTAAACTTTGCTTCTGGCACTCACGATGAAGATTCACATTTGAGTACATTTACAATTGATGTCTAACAAATAATTAAAACTTTAGAATTATGGCCGGAAAATTAGGTAAATTCCAAGTGACTCCCAGCTTTACTTCGTGGAAAGGTCTGACTCGCACCAATCACCTTGGTGCTATCTTTCAGACTCAACCTCAAAAGGCGTCGGAGTTGATGGTGCAATTGTTGGCATCTTACAAGGGAAAGTCTCTTGAGTCCTTCCTTTCTAAGTTCCCAACCAAGCAATTTGACACCAGCGATGAGTACACATGGCCCATCATTGGTAGTCATCGTAGAAACATTCCTCTGGTTGAGGCTCGTGATGAGAATGGTACGGTTATTACCGCTTCTTATGCTACCAATGTAGGTATCGGAGTAGCTCCTTTCTATCTGGTTTTCGCAGAAGATTGGATGGCTGATGGCGAAGTTATTGGTGGTGAGAAGAATGAGGTATATCCTATCCGTATTCTCAGTGATGCCCGCATGGAGGGTACTAATGCTGTCTATAAGGTAGAACTTATGGGTGGTATTACTGACGGTATGCCAGTTGAGCGTTTGCTTCCTGGTGAGCGTTTCTCTGCTGATTACGCTCCTGTTGAGGCAGACTTCTCTCGTGAAGTAGGTGATATTCGTTTCGCAGCTCCTGCAAGTATGCGTAACGAGTTCTCGACCGTTCGTATCAAACACAAGGTAGGTGGCGAAATGCTGAACAAGAAGGTCGCTGCTGGTATTCCTGTAGTTGGTAAGGATGGTAAGAAACGTGTTGAGACGATGTGGATGCACTATGTTGACTTTGAGTTGGAGCAACAGTTCTCTGACTACAAAAACAATGTATTGGCATTTGGTCGTAGCAACCGTAACGCCAACGGCGAGTATTTGAATGTCGGCAAATCTGGTGGTGTCATCAAGATGGGTGCTGGTCTGTATGAGCAGATGGAGGTAGCTAACACTATCTACTACAACACCTTCTCGTTGAAGCTGCTTGAGGATGCCCTCTATGGTTTGTGTACTGCAAACCTTGGTCTGACTGACCGTAACTTCGTAGTATTCACCGGTGAGCGTGGTGCTTTGCAGTTCCACAAAGCTGTTACCAATTCCGTTAGCGGTTGGGGTATCTGGCAACTCAATGGTGACAACCTCGGTGTAGTTAACCGCACTCAATCTGAGTTGAACGCTGTAGCTTTGGCTGCTGGCTATCAGTTCACTGAGTATCGTATGCCTAACGGCATTAAGGTTACTGTAAAGGTTGACCCATACTATGACGACCCAGTTCGTAACAAGCTGCAACACCCCAATGGTGGCCCTGCTTTCTCGTATCGTTATGACATCTTTGACATCGGTACGAAGGACCAGCCCAACATCTTCAAATGTGTGGCTAAAGACCATCCTGAAACCCGTGGTTATCAGTGGGGTCCCTTCCGTAATCCGTTCACCGGAGCACAGAATAACCCTTACGCTTCCTTCGACGAGGATGCAGCTGTTATTCACAAGATGGCTACCCTGGGTATCTGCGTGTTAGACCCAACTAGAACTATGTCACTTATTCCTAATATCTTAGGAGCGTAAGTGATTACCAATAGGAGAGGTAGTGAAAGCTACCTCCCCTATATTAACTTATAAGGAGATTAAATTATGGCAAGACAAGCAAAAGAAGAGAAAATGGAGGTAGATTTTACCTTAGACAACGAACAACAAGAAGAAGCAGGTGTAGTAGTTCCTGCTGCTCAGCAAGAACCTGAGAGAAAAACTCGAAAAGAAGCTAAGCCCGAAGTAGAAGAGCGCACAATTGTTAATTGTCTGCGGAACGAAAAAATTATTGTTAGACATATTCCCAGACAAAAAGGTAACATAACTAATCCTAAGCATGTATTGTATGGCGGAATGTCAAACAACGCTTATAGAGAGTTTAGTGTTCCACGCCTGTCTAATGGGTCTTATGTGAATGTTCTTACTAATGCTGAGAAAGATTTCTTGGAGCAGATTATGAATCTGGAGCCTAATGCTCTTAGTATTCACCGCCGGAACGAGAACTTCTGGGATGACGACAACGACCTCTCAAAAGTTCATCTGACAAAACAAGATACCTATCTTGACCTATCCAAGCCGACGGATTACATCAAGTACAAGATTCTACTCGCAAACAAGGAACTTATCGCTCCTTCTATCAGAGCCTTGACGGATTCACCAAAAGCTACTTATCAATTCGTTATTATTAACGAGGGTGATGAGACTAAAGTAGCAAAACAGAACATGACCAACATGCAGTTGTGCTACAAAGAGTTTGGTAAAATTGAGGATGACAAGGATACTTTGAGAACCGTTGTCGAAGCATTGACTGGAAGACCAACTGCTGCCAATACCTCTTTGGAGTGGCTACAAACACAAGTTAATGAACTTATTCAGGCTGATTGCCGAATGTTCTTAAAGATTGTCCAGGATGAACTCCTGCCAACGAAAGTCTTAATCAAGCGTGGTATCGAAGCTGGCGTTATTGCTACCAGAGCAAACCAGTATTTCTTCCGTGAAACTAACACCCCGCTTTGTGAGTATGGTGAAGAAGCAACTTTGAGTGTTGCAGCAAAGTATTTGAACAGTCCTAAACATCAAGAAGTATTATTTGCACTTCAAGCAAAAGTAAAGTAACATGACAGTAACTGAGTTCAATAGAGAGTTTGATATTCTGTATAACAACATAATGTCTAATATGGCTCCTGGGCTTGATGAATACGAAAAAAGCGTATTCTTAACTCAAGCACAAGAGGCTGTTGTTACTCAGTTATATGACGGTACTTTAGGTGACGGCTTTGAAAGTAAGGAGCTGAATAGACGCTATTTGGCTAACCTTATTAAAAAAGCAACTGTTTCGTCTCCTACTTCTACTAATGTGGGGCAGTTCTTAGAGTATGATATTGCTATCGCTAGTGATGTCTTGGTCTTAATAGCTGAGCAAGCTAAGATAGCAAGCAGTGATTGCTGCAACTCTACCAAAATAGTCAATGTAGTTCCTATCAAGTATGACGAGCTGAATAAGATTATGAATAATCCTTTCCGCCGCCCAAACAATAATAAGGTCCTGAGGCTAGACAAAGATTCTCACGATGTTTACATTATCTCAAAGAGACAAGTAAGCCAATACATCTACGAGTATCTCGCGAAACCTGCACCTATTGTACTTGCAAATTTAGGAACACTTTCCGTGGATGGTGTAAGCACCCCACAAACCAGTGCTTTAGATAGTTCTTTGCATAGAACTATATTAAAGTATGCTGTTCAGTTAGCTGCCGCTAGCTGGGCTTCAAACAATAAAAGTTAAATCAATTTAATAAACGAATTATGGCGACATTTTCTGAAAATCAAGTAAGACACTTGTATGTTGTTAAATCCGCTGCTGACTTTACTGCTAGTAAGGACAAAGGTGGTGCGCTGTACTTTTCGCTGAAGGATGCTAACGGCAAGCCCGTTCGTTCGGACTTGATTGAGAACATCATGCACGCTAAAGCTACCAGCTATGTAACTCTCCGTCGTAAGACCAGAGTTGCTAAAGTAACTATGTCGGGTAATCCTGTAATTGGTGAGGACTATGTATTGACGATTAACTACCGTAAATTCGTTAGTCAATCCGATGAGAACTTCTATCAGGAGATAGGTGCAGCTCATGCTACTACTACTACTGCTAGTGATGTTCTGTTGGAGCTGGCTAAGAACTTGGCTCAAAACACCAAGAAACAGGAAATGGTAGAAATCGCTGTTGTTGTTAACAACGCTGAGAAAGCTATCTCTGCTGTTACTTCTAGCGATGTCGTTACCGCTATCCTTATCAAGGAGATTGCTCAACCTTGGATTCGTGGTATCAAAGCTCAAGAGCCTGTTGAGTTCGTTCTCAGCTATAGCAACTCTAAGCTGAATGCCTCTACCAACGAGCCTACCATCTGGGGTGCTGACACCGACGCTTCTGCTACCTTTGGTACTACCATTGGTAATGGCAAGAAGATGGCTGACTATGAGTATTTCCTCATGGGTGAGCGCGGAGACCAATACCGTATGAAGGGCTGGCCTAATGTTGTCGAGACTAAATACTTGGTTGATGAGACCAAAGAGTATGACGCTATCGACCTGCATTATGCTTACATCGGTGCTAACCACGCTATTCAGAAATCTGAGAAGGACATCACTCTGTTGATGGCTGACCACGAGACTGCTTTGGCAGTTTTGGGTAAAATCAATGCTCAGGTTCCTGGCCTGTTGGTTGCTCCCGACGATTGGGATGAATCTTCTGAAGCGTAAGCTTAACGGGTATTGAATCCCTACAAAAAGGGAGGGAGTTAATTCTCCCTCCCTTTATTTTTAACAATTAAAATCTAAAAGGTATGATACTCATTCAAGAATACAAAGTTTCCCCGGATGGCAAATGGTTAACTATTAACCTAAAAGCCAATCCTGCTGTTACTGGAGCTTATATTGCAAGTGTAAAGATTAGTACCAAAGGTGACTTCACCGATACTACTGATACTTCAATTGCAGCATTTGATTTAGCTATAGCGGCTGCCGGCGTTGATTTCTCAGTTCATCCTACTCAGATTAACATCCGTCTTGATGTAGATACTATCAGGAACGCTCCATTCTATATGATGGTCACGGGCCCGAACATATCTACCTCGTGTGCATATAAGAGAGTTATCTATGCGGTTACCTTCAATAAGTATCCTCTTTATAAAGCTCTGAATTGTGCATCGAAAGAACTTGACGGCTGCGAGCCAGCTCAAATCTTTGTTGATTTCCTCCTTCGATTGAAAGCTCTTGAAGCTGCAATTGCTATCAATGATAGAGTGAATATCAATAAATACTATCGCTGGCTGATTGCTCACGGTAAACCAACTACCTGTGGGTCTTCCCCAACTTCAACTGGTACCACAAGCCCTTGTGGTTGTAATCACTAATAGTTATGACTCCTAGTACATTGCTTCAAGCACAATTTGAGACTATAGATAATTACTTCATCTACTTGACGAAGTATGGCTATATGTCTGATATTAGAGTCTATCAGATACTGGCTGTTGTTTTGTTAATCGACTCCATCGAGTTTTTCAGTGACTTTGTAGATGATAACTACATTGCCTCTATTGAAAATATCCTTCGTAAGGCCGATTGTTGCAACTGTGCTATCAACTGGAATGACTATAAGTCGGCTACTACCCGTCCATACTATATTTTCGTTAATAGTGAAGAGGAAGAATCTTCGTCTGAATAAAGATGAATTGACACTTTAGATAACTAAAATCATTATACTTAGTTATTTTTTTAATAAGTTTCTTGCTTAAATGAGGAAAAAGTTGTATCTTTGCACCAAATTTTAAGCAAGAACTTTTTTATATAGCTATGACATACAGAGAAATCATATATTCAATCCTGGATTTAGCTAAGCTTTCCAGTGACGACATGACCCTCAATGAGGAGCATGTAATGTTCCTTGTAGATAAGGTTCGTGCTACTCTCTTGTGGCAGAAATATAAGAGTGTAAAGCTTGAGGTTCCTGAATCAAACTATCAAACTCTATGCCTCGAAGTAGTAGAGACTAATCCTAATAGATGCGATAGATTGTATGCCGTTACGGGCGTGGCAGTTCCTCATTTGATGGAGATAGGTAATACTGTAGTTTATCCTACCGATTACTATCAGGGCCTTAATATCAATCTTGTTGCTCGTGAGCGTATGAGATATGTAGGTCACAACGAATTGCTGAAGAATATGATTTACTGCTCATTAAATCCTGACGGTAAATTGTACTTCACTTCAAGCAATCCTCAATTCAAGTATATCCAGAATGTTACTATTACTGGCGTATTTGAAAGTGCTACTGAAGTAAGTGCTTTAGAGTGTAATAGAGAGTGTGAGCCATTTGATAGAGTATTACCACTTGAGGAACCTTTAGTAAGTAACCTCATTGATACTATTGTGAAAATGATTGTTGGTGCCGCTTACCGCCCAGCAGATAATCAAAACGATGCAAATGATGACTTAGCAAGCTTGGCACAATATATCCGCCTGAATACTAAGTCTAATCTGCAAAAACAAATTGAAGCGTAATGGAGGAAAGAAAAGAAACTTTTAATGAGTTCGCCCGGAGTTTGAAGTATAAGGATAAGCCCAGAAAGTTTCGTATTACAGGTTCTGTAGGAATCAGACAAGCATTTCTGTTTTTACAGAAGCGTAAATGGAAAGAAGTGGGTCGCCCAATAACTGAAAGTCAATTCCAACATATAGTAAGGGATGTAAACGAATTACTTGCTTTTGAGTTAGTTCAAAATAGAAGTATTATACTCCCGCATAGTATGGGAGAGATTGAGGTCAGAAAATATACAAGGGAGCTAAAGTTTGAAAATGGTAAGCTGGTTTCAAAACTCCCTATAGATTGGGACGCAACATTGAAACTTTGGTATGAAGACGACGAAGCTTATAAGAATCGTACAGTAGTAAGATTCCCAAGACTCGAAGCTTACAAAGTTTTATACAATAGAAGTAGTGCAGACTATGAAAACAAAAGCTATTATCAATTCACATTGAATAGAACAATATATAGACTGCTTGGACAACAATTAAGTTTAGGTAAACTAGAAGGATTCGCATTATGAACCAATATGTAAAAATACAACAAATTGCCGATAACCTGGCTGAACATCCTCTCCTGAGAGATATTCCCTTCGACCGTATTGTTAACTATACCTTCGAGCTTATTCGTGTTATTGGCTGCCCAAAACTCTATGTAAATCGTACTGCCCCCGTAGAGATTAAGAATTACCGTGGTTCTCTTCCTTGTGACTTTGTTGAGATTATACAAATCCGTGGTGCCAAAGATGGTAAGGAATATCTTCCTACTATGGATAACTTCTTCACCTCGGAAAATAAACCCAAAAACTTTGGTATTGGTGGTATAGTAGTTAAGCAAGAGCAAAAAGACGATGAGTGCGAATCCTATATTGAGGAGACTACAACTGCTTATGCTCCTACAGATATTGTAAGCAAGCATACTGGTTCCTACAAAATTCAAGGTAATGTAATCTTTACGGATGCCCCGACAACTATTATTGAGGTTTCCTACAGAGCTTTGGAAATGGATGAAGACGGTTATCCTCTCCTTCCTAATAATGCTATATTCCTCAGAGCCGTTGAAGCTTATATCAAATTTAAGAGATTTACTATTCTGTTTGATATGGGTAAAATCAATCAAGCGGTATTTGCTAATGCCCAGCAAGAATATGACTGGTGTGTTGGTCAGTCCTACTCTGACTTTATCATTCCTACTGAGGACGAAATGCAAACAATCTCAAATATGTGGAATACCTTGATTCCTCGCGTAAGTGAACATAGAAGTGGCTTCGCTACTGCAAATCAAAGACAATATATAAAGAGACACTAATATGGAAATGAACCAAATACAATGTGATAACCTTGGAATGACAAGAGACCTTAGTGTTTCTAAGCTTTCAAAGGGCCAAGACGGAATTACCAATTACGCCTTTGAGAATCACAATATCCGTATTATGGCAGTAAACGATAACACTAAGTTCTCGGTTACTAATGAAAAAAGCACAAAATATGAAGGTACCATTAACGGTATTTTTATAGGCGGATGTGTTTTGAACCACTTCCTTACTATATTTGTAAAGGACCCAACAAAAGGTGCTGCAAAGCCTGACTATATCTATCGCCTCTACTATAACGGAACTACTGTTGAAGTTGTAGAGTTATATAATGGTAATCTCAATTTCCAGTATGACTATCCTATCGAGGCTATTGGTTACTATGAGTCTGAAGAGATTCAGAAGGTCTATTGGCTTGATGGTCTGAATCAGAACCGCTTTATCAATATCACCGCCGAACTTGAGTATTTCTACTATATCTCGGGTGACTACAATAAATACTACTACAAGCCTTTGAAGAATATCGTCCTAACCGATGGTACTCTTTATGCTATCTGTAAGAAAAACTCTACTGAGGTTTACTATACTTCAGGCTTGAACACTAGTAACTCAGCTTGGACTAAAGCTGCTATCAACACTTATATCGCCGGTGGCGGTACTACTATTGCTGGGCTGCCCACAGCTACCTTAACTATCAGTACCAAAGTTAATCAATATAACGACTATTCTTTTGACTTCCAGGGCCGAATCAACAAGATTCCAACTGTAGGTATTGAGAAAAACTATAACAAAGCAGGTGTGTTCCAGGCAGGTACCATTCAATACTTCTTTACCTACTACAATAAGTTTGGTGTAGAAACTTGTATTGTTTGGAACTCAGACCTACAATACCTCTCTCTCACTGACAGAGGTGCTAAAGCTGATGAAGCTGTTTCCTGTGGCTTTGATTTTGAAATCTCAGATGTAGATACCCAATATGATTATCTGCGAGTTTATGCTAACTATCGCTCCGGCATTGACGGTATAGTTTCTACTCGTATAGTAGCTGATATTAGCTTGGTTGATGTGGCTGAAGACGATACTATTCATTTTACTGATTTAGGTAATGTCGGTATCAACTTTAACTCCGAGGATATGTTCTACCTCGGTGGCCAAAAGATTATTGCTAATACTCTTGACTATAAGCAGGACACTCTGTTTATGGGAGATATTATCAATCAAAACTCTACTACTAATGTTCGTTTCCCAAAGTACCCAATAGCTATTAAGAAACCTGAATTTAATGAGGATTTACAAGATGCTAATGGTACTATTGTTTCTATTCAAGAAGGACAATATCGTTATGCAAGCGGAGGTCAATCTATTATAGACCCATTCATTCAGTGGGTTTATAAATATGTTAGCCCAATTGCTAAAGAAGGTGTCTATCAATATGACCCGGAACTGGTTAACTCTCAAGAAGAAGTTGCTGGTTTCAAGTGGCGTGAAGTTTATCGCTTCGGTATTCAGTTTATGAATCACGAAGGCGAGTGGACATCAGCTTTCTGGCTTGGTGATAAATACTGTGATTTAAGTCCAAGAAACTTTACCTCGAATGATATTATCAAGCGTGGTGCTGAGACTGTTGAATTTACTATTCCTACTTCAGGTAGCCAGACCTTTACTATTGATTTAGGTGATGCTACTCTGAATATGACTATTGTTCTTAACGCCACAACCAATCAAGCTACTGTTACCCAGAATGGAGTAACTACTACTGCTGATATTACAGGTATGATTACATTCCCTGTAAATATCCCAGAGGAATTGTTTGGTAGCAATATATTCGGTAATACTGTCCGTGTTGAATACTATGATGCTAATGGAAACTATGTTCCAGTATCGTTAGTAAAGAATATGGATAACTCCGGTAACTATTATTGGAGCCCAAGTGTTGATACTTCTTTGATGACTCAAAAGCAAGTTCTTTTAGATTATACTAAAGATGGTTGCTATATAGCATCGGCTGAAGTGAATATTCAGGCTATTAAAAATAGTATGATAGGTAATACTGATATTGATTTCAATAACTATATTGCTTATCGCTTGTTAGTGGCCGATACTGATATTACTAATCGT